GTTTCTGTACTCTTCCGTATCGTACGGATCCGCCACGGGTGCCTGCTGCTGGTTGCGTCCTTCCATGGGGACCTGCGGCTGTGCGCCCGCTGCCGCGACGAAGTTGACCGGCTGGCGATCAGCCAGAGCGTTGTAATTTGCGCGTGCGGTTGCCTCTGCCTGGAATCTTGCGTCGAGCTCCTCGACCTCGTGGCCGCGCGCGGTTGCCGTGTCAGTGTCTCCGGCGTCGATGGCTGCTCTCATCTCCGCGAGCAGTCTGTTTCTCTCGTTGAGGTATTCCTCTCTAGTCATGGTTTTTCCTCTCTTTCTTCCGCTTTCGCGGCTGCTTATACTTCCATCAGGCGAAGATACTCATATCTTGCCTGTGCTGCTTCCTGTGCGGCCGTCCTTCTCTCGGCCTGCTGGCGGCGCCACTCTTCGATCGCCTTCGGATCAGCGAGCCCGAATGCGCTCGCCGCTGCCACGAGTGGCGCGGGCCCCGCTTCTGCCGTGCCGCTCACTCTGTCGATTAGCCCGTACGCCACGGCGTCCTCTGCCGTGAGCCACGTCTCCGCCTCCATCATCTGGAGAATTTCGTCCTCCGTCATGCCGCTCTTCTGGCGATATGCCGCAGCGAGGGACTTGTCGACGGTCCGCAGAACCTCCGCCATGTGTTCCATCTCTGCGTGGTTCCCCGCAGTACAGGATGAGGCGCAGTGCACCATCATCAGTCCCGTCGGAGCCATCTCGCTCTCTGCCGCGCACGCGATCACAGACGCCGCGGAATGTGCGACTCCTGTGACGTGGATCAGCGCGCCGCCGGCATACTGCCGGATGGTCTCATAGATCTCACTGCCGGCCGATACCGCTCCGCCGTTCGAGTTGATGTAAATGTCCAGGCGTTCTCCGGCTGCTTCGCGGATCGCGTCGTGCAGCCTTTTCGGAGCGAACGCGCTCATCCCGAACCACTCATAAAACGCGAGATCGTCGTCCGGCACGATGATGCCGTTGATTCTTACATCCATGTTTTTATTCCTCCACTTGTTCGGTCTGTTCCTTAACCGGAGCCGTGTCCAGTCTCCTGATGGCTTTGTCCCCGCCCTCGATCGGTCCGAGTCCGAGAGTAGACCGCCACTCGTTTGGTGTCATGGCTCCACGGTCTACCATGTCTTTGAGTGACAATTTGGTCGACATGGCCGCGTACTGCAGTCCGGACGTCTGGATCTCGATGCTGTTCCCGAACGCCCTCTGCCTGCGCGTGAATAGGCCCTTCGTGTGCTGCTGTGCGAACTGGATCACGTCCGGCTCTACCTGTGCCTCATAGTACGAAATCCACTCATTTTCTGAGTAGGAGCTGTCGACTATTTTTGGGTTCACGTTAAAAAACCTCATGATTCTGGCCACAGCCGCCGCCGTCACATCTGCGGCCGGAACGTAGTCCTTCTGGTCGATCTGCTTCGCCTCCACCTTTGCGTCCGTTGCGGCCACTCCGTTCCCTCCGGCTTTGAGATAGGCCTCCGCGAATTCGTTCGCCTTAGCCGTCATGTCCTCATTTCTGATTGAGGACTTAAAGATGAGCAGCCACTTGATGATTCCGGAGTTCTTTACTGCGTTGATCAGTCCTCTGTCCGCCTGTCCTACGACTTCCATGACTTCGTTCAGGGCGTCCCACGAAGGTGTCCCGAATACGTCATTGTCGTTATAGTCGTCCCGGAGGTGGATCAGATCTGTGTAATAAAAACGCCAGTCCTTCCCGTTCTGCATCCAGAAGTGTATGATCAGCGTGCCGTCTTTGTCATACTCCGCTTTGATCGACGTCGGAGCCAGAGGAAACAGCGCTGCAGGAAGTCCGTTCTCGTCGCGCTGGATCAGCGCAAACGCGTTTTTGTTGAGCATCAGCTGACACTCCATTTTTTCGGCGTACTGCTGCCACGTCATCAGCTGATTAGGCTCGCGGAGCAGAAACTTCATGTACACGTCCGGGTTTATCTGTTTTTCGCCGTCCGCGTTTTCCCGTATGTGCTGCGGGACCGTCTTCCCGATTGCCTTTATCTTCGGCCTGATGCAGCTCCGCACGATGTCCGATCTGTAAATCTTGCCGTCGTACACATAGAGCGAGTTGGCATATTGCTGCACGAAACGCAGCTGTGTTTTTTCTGTCGCCTCCGCGGTGGGGCTTCTGGCCAGTATGCTCATGATTCTCTGCAGGATTCCCATTCCGTTCTCCTTTCTGTCAGATCACGCTCAGATAGTCGCTCATGTGATCCTGATAGACCACATATGCGTCCAAAAGCGCCGCCAGTCCGTCGATTCTCTTGCGAGGATTCGACGTTTTGACTGGCTTCTGGTTCCCGTTCTTGTCTTTCAGGATGCCCGTGTTGGCCAGGCACCACTTCAGGACGGGATTGTTGTTATAGTTGACCAGCTTCGAAGTAAGGTCTGCGCCGAGTTGTTGCATTGGTGCCGACAGCGCTTTCATTGTCTGCGGCACAGCCGTCATAATCTCGCCAAACTGCTCCGTCATGTCCTTCACCCATCGCTGTGCGCTCCATGCGTCGTAGCCCACAGCGTAGAGATAGCAGTCCATGTCTTCCTGCACCTCCCGGAACCAGTCCACCACGTCCGAGTCGTCCACGTGATTCCCGGCGCACGTCCGCATGAATCCCTGTTTTATCCATACGTCGTACGGTATCTGGTCCTCTTTCGTCCTTTTCTCGACCAGGTCTTCCGGGATCCAGAACATGGCCAGGACATATACGTTCTGGTCTTCCGGAACTCGGAATATAACGACCGCTGCCGTGAGGTCCGTCGTGCTCGACAGATCTGTGCCACCGATTCCATACCGCGGCCGCAAGGCGTCAATGTCGAATGTTTCCTGGTTGTTAAGTTCCGAGAATGACAGCCATGACTCTGACCCGGTCTCCGGAATATTGAACTCCTTTGTGAGCAGGTTCCTGACGGCTTTCGGATTTGCTATCGCTCTGGCCACCTTGTCGGCCAGCTGCTTCTTCTTCTTGATCGTCCCGAGCCCCGGATTCGCCTCTTTCCAGTGCTCCGGATCTTTCCACGTGTCTTTGTCATCCAGTTCGTATACGACCGGCATGAAGTGAACGTCAATTTCTCGTCCTTCTTCCAGAGCATTGATCTTTTTCTCTGCGCGGTCATACTGCTCGTCGTATATAGCCTCTCGCACAACTCCGGCCGTCGTAGTCTCCAGGATCAGAGGCTGGTCTCTCGCTGTGACGCCGTCTGTGACGATCGTGTACAGATCACGGAGAGATGGAGGCCATGCGTGAATTTCGTCCAGGAGAGCGCAGTGCACGTTTAGACCGTCCTGCGTGTCTGAGTCCCGGCCGAGAGGTTTGAAGACGGAGTCGTTATAATCTGCGGTGAGCTCCCCGACCTTTGTGCGGATGACTCCTCTTTGATTCTCCCGCGTGTAATGCAGGTACCCGGACTTCTTGACCATCCGGCTCGCCTCGTTCCAGATGATTTTCGCCTGGTCTCTTTTCGTCGCTACTGCATAGACCTCGGCGCCCGGCTCTCCATCCGCAACCATCATGTACAGGCCGATTCCTGCGGCCAGAGTGCTCTTGCCGTTCTTCTTCCCCACGATCATGAGCGCCTCTTGGTACTGCCTGAAGCCAGAGTCATCTATCCAGCCGAATATACAGGCTACGAAGGCCCGCTGCCATACCTCCATGAGGAACGGCTTCCCGCCGGCGCTGCCTTTGGAGTGCCTGCAGTACCCTTCGATGAACTCGACCGCATGGAGGGCACGCTTTGGCGAATAGACAAATTCTGCAGTCGGATCCGGCTGCAGAATTCTATTTGCCTGGTATTCGTAAAAGACTCGGACCTTATGGCTGACCGTCTCCTTCCCCGACTCGATCAGTTCCCAGTACTCGAGGATCGGGTTATATGTGAGCGGATAGCGGTGAATCATTCCTCATCCCTCTCACTCACAAAATCATCGAAGTCACTGTCTTCCTGCGTCTGATCAGCACACAGCACAGCTCTGGGCAGGAGTGCCGCAAGCTGTGCGTCGAAGGATCTGTAATCCTTGGCCATGGCCCTGTATGACTTGAGAGCAGGGTTCTCGCGGTCGAGCTGTTGCTTCCCCTGTTCGAACTTCGTGATCGGGCCCTCGCGCCTCACTATGGCCATGCACTTGGCCATCTGGCGGGACAAGAACCACATGTGTGCTGCTATGTCTTTGGCCAGAGCTCTGCGGTCGTCCGGGATCCTGCTCACGACGGCGTCGAGTTCCTTTTGAGTCAAAATTTTTATATTTTTTTGAGCCATTTCCCCGACCTCCTTCCCGCATCTCCCTCGAATCTCGCTACATTGGAATGTCAAATAAATTTAATATCTGTGTAAAATGTCGAACCCCCCTAGAATTTCGCGCAATGTGCGTCGTAAATGTATC